AGTTCCGTGGTGTCGGCACCAATCTTTAACGTGATGCCTTCAATTCGTTTTGACATTTTCCACCTACCTTTTATCTTTTGAGAGCATCTATATCTTCTTGCGTAGCCAATGGAGTCCATTCATAGTCATCGTTTCCCATTTCGGTGAAGATGTCTAAAATTGCCCCCATTGTCAGCAAGTCCATTTCGTATAAAGAAATTCCGGCCTGTACACAACGCAATTCAAGTAATGCGGTGGTTACAGGCCGTTCAGTTTTTCTTATTTTTTTTTACCCTTTACAATGGTTTTCTGATTCATTCCCCAAAGGGAAATCAGTTCGGGCAGAACATTATAAATGCTCATTACCTCGATTTCGTCCAACCATTCTTCCGGGGTGTCGGGAAAATCTTCGCCGTGTACTTTTGCGGCGTGCCATGCCATAATGTAAGCAACATTTTCAAAGACTTCTAAACTGTCAACGGGTAATTCGGAACCGCTTGCTTTGGAGTTATCCATAGAGTCAGCAAGGCGGGACATATCAACGAGCATATCACCGCCGAAAACATTCCGATAATAACGGGGTGTTGCCCCCGATGCCCTAAACCGTACGTCCTTTCCATCAATGTTGATTACCTTTTCCATTTCAGCCATTGCACAATCTCCTTTCGTTTATCAGTTGCCAGTCCCAGTATTACCGCCAGTATTACCGCCACCGCCAGTTGCAACAGGTGTGTAAACTGTAGTGAACCATGTGTCGTACCCGGTTGTTCCCTGTTCGCAGGTCGCTTTTACAAGACCTTCGGAAGTCGGGGAAGCCGTGAAATTGATCGTGTCGGTTTTCGGCTCAATCGTTTCTTCAGTTGTGCTTGCTTCCGTGGACGGTCTTGTTGCTTTGCAGTTGTAATAACAGAACCGTGTCGCCGCTTCGTCATTCTCTACTTGGAACAGAAGAGCAAATGCGGACGGGTGAGCATCGGAATACTCAAGTAATACGCCGTTTGCATCTTCCTTTTCATCAAGAATATCTTTTCTGAAGCTGTCCGGAATCAATGCGGATTCGAATTCGCCGGAATAGCCGTTGTTGGAAGATGCGACCCAGTAATTCATATTGTCCGCTCTGAACGGTGTCAGTTCACCTTCAGCATCTAAAGACAGATTAACAGAGCCGGGCCATGGAACCGGGGTTCCGTAGGTGATAGCACCGTTTTCGCCTTCAGTAATTTTGGCATAGTGGACATTTTTCAGACCAAATTTAACTTTCTTTGCCATTATAAATAACCTCCGTTTCATAAACATACATCATCATGCGTTCGCTGTCGATGTATGTTTCAGTAACTTTCCTATAAGAAAGACCGTTCTGATTTAGAACGGTCTCCACTTTTTCTTCTAATGCATAATCTTTATAATCGGTGTACAACTCAATCGTCAGCGGTCGAATGCGGACGTAGTTGATATTATCCGCATACATATCATCCGAATCGTCAAAATAAAAACACAGGAAAGGCGGTGGAACGGCTGTGTCATTTTCAAAGGCGAAATATGCCGTTGGAATACCGACTTCATCCACCATTGCTTTGATTTCTGCACTTGTCATAATTCGTCCACCGCCCTTCTAATCATTTCTTGTCTTGCCCATTCTTCGACCGGGCCGATGTGTTCTTTTCCTTCAACAAACGTCAACGCTTCCGCTCTTTTGGGTTTCGGTTTTACCTTGTGACCCTTTTCAAGCAGGAACGTCAGTTGTGGTCTATCCTTGTTATAGATGACGTATTCATTTACAGCCTTTTTCTTGTCTGCTTTTCGTGTCCATCCTTTTTTATAGCGACCGCCGTTCTTTCCTTTTCTGACGGGTGAATTCTGACGGACTTTCTTCAATGCTTCTTTGCTGACCGAATCCGCAATCTCGTTCATCTGTTCAGCGGTGGTATTTGCGTATGTTTTCAGAATCTTATTTACTTCATCTGCAAACATATCGATTTGAATGGACTTATAAGCCATTTGTTCCACCCTTTCTTTCAACGTAGATTTCTAAATAGTCGGTATTGATCCGGAACGTCCGATATATCGCATACGTCTGTTTTTCAAATTCAAGTGTTCTTTCGCCGTTGTAGTCATTGGCAAATACGATGAATCTGAATTCGGGGTTCAATCCGTTTCTGCCCGCATCAAAGAATTCTCTCGCTCCAACGCTTGAAACCTTGCAGAAAACTTGTCTACTTTTCAGCACAGGGCGAAAGATTCCATTTGCGTCCTGTTCCTGTCTTTCGGTGATAAGCTTGATAACGCTATCCATCAGACTCCACCTTCATTTTCTGCGAGAACAATTTGTTATTTAAAGCGTATCTGACCATCCGGGGCATTCCTTCCCCCGTTTCCCTCTTTCGCCACAGCCATCCGGCATACATAGCCACAAGGTTTTGTTCTTCGATGGTATCGCCTAAAACGATTCCTTCCCGCTCGATTTCGGAAATCGCATAGCTGATAATTGATTCCAACCGCTCGTCATATGCATCAGTAGAGATGCCCAAGTCTACCTTGAGCATCTCCAAAACGTTATCAATGGTCATTTAGACCACCTCCATCAAATTACTGGCCACCGCCTTCGCCACCGCCGGCCGGTGTCTGCGTAGCGTTCGCTCTATCTTCCGCAAAGGTTACAGCGTTAGCGGCAACGGTTGTGTTGCTGATGCCGATAGCGATAAATCCTTCAGCGATTGCGGGTTTGCCGTCATATCTTGCTCTTCCTCTAAATACAGTCTGGTCTTCGATGAAGAATCTGTGTTCGGACTGGTCAAGGGATGTCCCTGCTCTTTCTGCTAACAGGTATAAACCATCATAACCGCCAATGATTACGTTATCCGGCACGAAGTCAAGGATTTCGATTGTGCCACCAATAACAGGCATTGTGTCACCCATACCCGCAACAACTGCGCCGTTCATGTTGATGCTCATGGATTCAACTAACAGTTTGTTCCGTGTAGCTTCGTTCATAGCGAACCATTTCTGACCATTGCTGAATTTGTTGGACATTGCGCCTGTAGCTGTCACGATAGCGGAGAACAGCTTGATTCCTGTGGAGTTTGCCGCAGAAACTGTAGTGATGTTTGTGGCATGCAGGTCAGCCCAAGGTCTTGCTGTAGCCGGATAGTCTGCCGGAGCGGCGGTCTGTGCCAGTCTTGGGAGAACGCCTAAAGGCATCTTTGTGCCTGTACCGTAAAGGATAGCTTTATCCAGTGCGTAGCCGATACCTCTACCGATCTTTGTCAGTACTTCATCAGCCAGTGCAATGTCACTGTCTTCTAACAGAGCGTTGCAGACTCTTACATACCCGCCAACCTTGTAGCCGTCAATTTCTAAATCATTGAAACCGATGGTCAGTTCGTTCAGAGTTGCGCACATTTCTGTCCATACAGCTTCAGCGAAACCGCCGTCAATGACCATTCTGCCAACGCCCGGAACTCTCTGATAATTTGTGTGCTTCAACATCTTGGAAGATTCTTCGGTTACCTGTCTTAAATACGGCAGTGCAACTTCCGGGATCAGTACGGAACCATTATTGATTCCTGTAGCATCTCTCTTCTGCATTAATGTTCTGATTTCGCCAACGAATTTCTTCATGTCATCTCTCTGGATGAACATTTCTCTTTCCTGCGCTCCCATCCGGGATAATGCTGTTCTGTAAGCCATATTGTGTACCTCCATTTTTCTTTCTTCAACTACCGGGACTCTAACCGGGTTTGCTTCTCTTTCTTCGGGTTCGGTTGCAGGCTGAACCGGGCCGTTATTCTGCGACCGTTCTTCTTCTTCCAGTTCACCTTCTAACCCGGAGATTTCTTTTTCTAAATCGCCTTTAGCGGTTTCAAATTCTGCCTTGTCAGATTCAAAGGATTCAACCGCTTCTTCAACTGCGGAACGCTCTTCCTCTGTTTCGGCTTCATTGATTGCCTGTTCCAGTTCGGCTTCTCTCTTTTCTAATTCTTCGCCAGTCTGAAGCAGGGCATCCAGTTCGGATCTTTTAACATCCAGTTTCTTCTTCAGCATCAATGCTCTGATTGCCATGTGTCATCCTTTCCCGCATATTGGCTTTCCATGTTGCCAATTCTGCGTCTTTCTTTCTTTTTAAGATTTCATTGCGTTGTTCAGACCTTGCAGTGATGTTTGTTTCTTGGTAGGCAGGAAAGCTACAGGCACTGCACTCGTATAAATCAACATCGGTAATCGTCCAATGAACGCTTCCGTCATCTCGGATTTCGGTTTCCTCGCTGACCGGGAAGAATCCAAAAGAACAACCGCTTACATCCCCCCGCTTAACTCTCTCGTACAAATTCATCGCATCGCTATCGTTCGGATTGATGTTGATGCGACCCCATAAGCCGTGAGCGTCTTCCCTTAATTCGAAGGTATGTGCGGACGTTCTGCCAAGAACCAGTGTTGTATCGTGGTTGATTAACGCACGAATGTCGCCGGAAAGGGAGTTTGTGAATGCTCCCGGTGCGACTGATTCAGTCATTCCCGGCGCAATATGATAATCGCTGTTGAATACAGCGAAATATCCTTCAATAAAAATGCCACCTTCTTCATCTGATCGGGTGGCAAAGTCTGTATTCCTAAATTCAACTTGTCGTAACTGTTTCTCTCTATCCATTATCCTTTTCCTTTCGTTTCGGACATCGTTCTGAATGTTCATTCAGTTCCCATTTGCCCCGCATACCGCAGAAATAAACGTGTGGACATAAATGGTCGATGACCTTGCAGTAATATTTATTCTTCCGTAAATAAGCATTCTCACAGGCCATTTTATTCACCGTCCTGTACAAGCTTCTTTTGGTCGCCAATCTTGTCCAATGGAACATAGTTTTCAAGCAACCGCAGTTCGTCCAATCCTTCAACTGGACTCATGCCCAATCTGTCACGGACTTCGTTTCCTGTAACGATTGCCCTGTCAGACAACGCACCGAAAACGGATGCGATCGTGTTCAAATCCCAATCCATCAAAGACAGGGTATTGAATTTCAAGTACCATTTCGGGGAAACAATCAACTTCCTTGTCATTTCCTGTTGGATGCCGATTGCAATCGGTCGAATGGTGTTTTGGATAAAGTTGTTCCATGCTTCTTGGTCATAATCCCCAACGCCTAACAGGAAAGCCGGGATCCCCAAGATTGCGGCGACCGTCTTTTTATCCAGTTCAACGCTGTCATTGATTGCAAGGTCAGACAAGGACAAGGGGCGAACCTCTTTGACATCAAACTGTTCTGCCGGGATCATCCACGGCTCCCCGACTTCGGAAGTTTCCAAATAGGATTCACGAAGTTTTCGCCGTCCTTCCGGGGAACTGAATTCATCGGTCAAAGCATCCACCTTGACGATGATTGACGGCTTCCACTTGGATTCAAGAAACCCTTTCTTTGTCGCCGCCGCCTGTTTCAAGTTTGTGGCGACTTCCATAAGCGACACCGTCAACCCTCTTCCCTTCCACAAATATGTTTTGTCCGGGTTAAGGACAAAATGTAAAAGATTCTGCGGGTCATAGCTGATTCCATCAATCAACACGGTATAATCTGAATAACCTATGTGATTAAAGTTGACCCGTCCCGCTGAAATGGGTTCCAGTGAATCAATGATTCCGTCTTTCGTATGTGGAAATACGATTGCATTTCCTTTTCCATACAAAAGCAAATTCATGACTATGGATTCCATCCACGTTTTTCGGGTCATTGTCTGCATCGGGTCAATGTCGATTTTTCTTGACAGTTCATTCACGATCCGGACATCGCCGTTTTCGGTGTTGCTCATTA